GGCCAGTTACTCATGCTTAGCCTCCCTTAATGCTTTAAGTTCATTTCTCAGGCGTGTGTAGCCTGCGTAGTGCAGGGCCATCTCGTAAGAGCCATCNTGTGCGCTCTGCCAATGTGCCTGTGCCTCTCTAATCTTTTCCATCTCAGCGAGTATTTGTTCTTCAGTCATGCTTCACCTCTTGCTCGGATTGCTTTACCAATTTCTTTTGGGTGTAGTCTTATTTGTACTCTCATTATTTATTCCTTTCTTCAAGAAGGTGTACGCAAGCCCATTCACCCATACCTGCAAACTCTACTTCCCACTCTTTGCGCTCATGCTCTGCTACCAGTTTGGCAAAGGCTTCATAGCGTTTATCAAAAGCGTTTGTAGTGCCATCATCTAACTCGTACTCAACAAATCCTGCCTGTTTAGCCATCTCAATAATTTGTTCGTCAGTCATGGTTCAATTCCAAAATGTTTCAACAAAAATTCTAAATCAGGATGTCCTCTATGAAAGGCAGTATCAATACATTCCCTAACAATCAACTCGGCGAACTTTGCAGGATCCAATTCGCCAGCAACATAGTCACCATTGCTTTCAATAATCAAGGCTTGGTCATATAGTTTTGCAATTTGTTCGTCAATCATGAGTGACAGCCTCCCATTCACGTTCAGCCCTGCTACTAGGGGACGACACTTTGTAACCTGTAAGCCTCACAAAGCCCATACGTTCAAGCTCAGTCATGCGCCTGAACACCTGCGAGGGGTCTAAATCAGCCACAGTAGCGATGCCGTGGACACCTAAGGGGCCAAACTCGTTTAAAGCCCCTAGAATGGCCTCAAAGTGTTTTGCAGTAGGTGCACTACGTCCGGCCTCTTTTGACGTCTCTGGGTCGTTTTTACGGGCTCTGTCGGGTGCGTGTATGCGTGGGGGGGTGTGCGAGTTAGGAAACATGGTCAACCTTTCAGTGATGAATAAATGGAAGGATAGTGAGGGAGATGACGATAAGGGTGCAGCATATCGTCACAATGTCAGAGCGGTCAAGAGGTTTTGACGTGTATACAGTGATAGCGCACGAGTTCTCAGGATCATCAGGGAAGGCCTCCGCCAATGACCTAGGAAATGTGCGTGTAGTGGGCCAATCATCATTCATGGTTTACCCCTTAATGACGTGATGCGGCTTTTTGTTTGTTCATTTCATACCACGTGCTTAGCCATTTTTTAGCTTCGCTTGTAGTTTTAAAAATGAAGGGTTCAATAAAAGAACCATGAGCGGCTTGGTAATGTGTCCCGTAATCAAGGACGGTTAAGTCATAGCTTGCATATCCATTTTCACGCATTTCACATTCAAGAACCGCGTCATAGGCTTTCAAGCAATTAGGATTGAACACTTCCATAGTAAAGCCTGAAGCTGGCTTAAATTTTAAGATTGACATGGTTAACCTTTCAAACACATAAGAACGGCAGCAGGCCCTGCAAATAAGGCCACAAAGACAAGAGCGCGGATAAGGTCAGTTAATAGGCTTTTCATGGTGTCACCTCTCAGCAGTTATAAAGCTCAGAGAGAGCTTCATCAAGGCCGATAGAGTCTTTGAACCCAGCGGTAGCACTGTCACCCCACCAGTGGCCCTCTACCGTACCAGTGCGAGTGTTGACCCAGATATTAGGGCCACCGAAAGCGACAAGAACCCGAGCGCCTAAATACTCACGCTTGCTATTGACAATGTATTCAATATCAAGAGCGCTTTGTAAGTAGTCAAAAGCGCTTAATTCTTCACCGTCATCATTCAAGTCAAAATCGGCTTCACTGATCCGGCGTGCGATGGATTGGACGTGCTCTTTTAAGTCAGACATGGGTACTACCTCATTAAGTTAGGATGATGCAACATTGCACCCAGTAACCCCACGCGTGAGGTTACAAGTTGAAATGTTAGGCGGCTTTGGCGATAGCGTTAAAAGCCCTCAAATACTCTCGCGCCATGCGGTAATCGTCACAACGTATCTTGTCCCGCAATTCAGTTCCTACATACACTTGAACCAAGTAGTAGCCGCTAGGAAATAGCTTTTCAAACGTGGTGTAACCGTTCTTGAATTCTTTGATTGACATGGTTAACCCCTCAAGCGGCGATGTAATTTGTGCAACGATGACGGCGGCGGGCATCAAACCCGTTCGGTTTGCGTTGACCTTTGATAAGCAAGGCATCAATGCTAAAGCCCTTACCGCTCTCAAACTCTCGCTCTTGAATCAACTCTTGCTTAAGTTCTTGAACTCTTGCTTCAACCCGATCCAATGAACCCTCATAGTATTCACGGTGAACCGTTGACATCGGGTAAGTAGTAACAAAGCCCTCAATAGCACCACGCTCCGAGGGTGAAGCGTGAATAATGAACTTGTATGTTTTCATGGCACTGCCCTTAAGTTAAGTTAGGAGTTAACGACACGTTATCCGTTGCCGTTGCCCTAGATTGTATACCTAGTTACTAGGTGTCAACATGTTTTCTCAAATTATTTCTATACAGAGATTTCATGTTGATCTAGTGTTTTATCACTTTGAGTAATGATCGGACACGTGTGCAGGTGACACACTCTAGTGTATACTTAGTATTACTAGAATACTTATTACATTGTATGTGTGTGTATATCTAGTATGTGGCATCTGTAATTAGGGTCAGATCAATCGGCATATGTCTCTCCCCGTCCCCCTGTGTCCAAACAATTAGGGACAGATGAACCCTCCCCTTGCTTGCTCAGTGCTTAGCCATGCCAAGTGCTTAGCGTAGTGCTCAATTAGGGAATGGACACGTTGACATAGTGCTCAGTCTCACGCCGTGACGTGTGGAACTTGAATGGGGACGGAGGGGGTGAAAAGGTGTGCCCCCCACATTACCCCCCCATAAAAATTTTCTAGTTTTCTGCTAATATTTGTTTGCAATTCGCAGTTGCACTTGTTCACTTTATGCCCGCCACTTGTGCGGGCTTTTTTTTGGGCTGAGTGAAACGAAGACCCTGGTGCTTGCGTGCAAGCAACTTATCTAGTAGTATCTGCACACATGTAGAGAGGGTTGTATGCCTAGTGTGAAGATAGAGATAGATAGAGATATAAAGATGCCTGTAAGTCGGGTGGTGTATGACTACCCTTACGAGGTGATGGACATAGGGGATTCTTTTGTTGTGCCGCTGGAGGCTAGAGCGAAGGTGCTCAATGCCAACTACAGGGCTGGCAAGCGCCTTGCTAGGGCTTTTGAGGCACGAACAGAAGAAGGTAGGGTCAGAGTATGGAGAACCAGATAAAGGTGCTGTATGGTTGACAAGGAAAATCATGACTGATTTCCTCTGGATGGATGAAGATGAACTCAGGTGGCAGTGCAACCTGTTGTTGATCCGTCTTTACCAGAGTGAGGCCGTGCGGGTGATGCAGCAGCAGCAATTACAAAAAGTTTATGAGACAGGTTATGAGCGTGGCGTTACGGACACAGTTGTACGAATCGCGCTTGCAGATGAAAAGAGAAATGCTTGTTGCCATGCACTGCACTAGGAAGCAGCAAAAGATTAAGCTAGCTAAGTCTTGGAAAGCAAAATACAGTGAGTGGCATTACAAGGAGTTAATCCGGCTGGCTAGGAACAGAGATGTTGCTTGGGAGATAGCGGGGTGGACAGATGAACAAATGGGGAAACCATAATGAAATTTAATCTCCAGCAGTTCTACAAGTTCTGTGCAGAATTGAAGATTGAGACTAAGGAAGCAGGCTTACAGAAGATGGGTAAGCTGCTGGGTACTCAGACCTACACGATGAGTGAGATAGCAAAAGGCTTAGACAATGACATTCACTTCTTTGTTATCCTCAAGGGTCGTCAGTTGGGTATCACGACAATATCGTTGGCTCTCGACCTCTACTGGCAGTTTACGCACCCAGGCTGGCAGGGAACGCTGGTGGCTGATACGGAGGAAAACCGTGACATGTTCCGCTCGACTCTGGGCATGTACATGGAAGGACTCCCCAAGCAGTACAAGATCCCGTTATCTGCCCACAATAGAAACCAGCTTGTACTCAAGAACAGATCAAGAATTTTTTATCAGATCGCTGGCAATAAATCTCGTTTGGGGCAAGGCAAGGCGATCACTTACCTTCACGGCACAGAAACTGCCTCGTGGGGAAACGAAGAGGGATTGGCCTCTCTGATAGCCTCTCTTGCTGAGAAGAACCCTGAGCGTCTCTACATGTTTGAGAGCACCGCACAAGGCTTCAACATGTTTCACGACATGTACAAGACTGCCAAAACTGCTCGTACCCAGAAAGCCATCTTTTGTGGCTGGTGGCGTAACGAGTATTACATGATTGATGCTGAGACCCCTGAGTACAAAGCCTACTGGAACGGCAGACTAAAGCCTGAAGAGAAGGAGTGGGTCAAGGACATTAAGAAGCTCTACAATTACGAGATCAACTCCCGCCAGATAGCTTGGTGGCGCTGGAAAATGACAGAAGGGATTAAAGACGAGTCCCTGATGTACCAAGAGTTTCCCCCTACAGAAGACTATGCCTTTGTGATGACAGGCACTAGCTTCTTTTCTAACTCCCGCTGTACAGACGCAGCCAAGATTGCGAAGACAAAACCTTATGAAGCCTACACCTACGTGTTTGGTAGTCTGTTCCAAGACACCCAAGTCGTGCGAGCAACTGAGCGACTGTGTACACTCAAGATCTGGGAGCAACCCATTGACACTGCTTACTACGTCATCGGTGCAGATCCTGCCTACGGATCCTCAGACTGGGCAGACCGATTTTGTATTCAAGTGTATCGAGTCTATGCTAACGGTCTCGACCAAGTGGCTGAGTTTGCCACCTCAGAACTCAACACCTACCAGTTCGCCTGGATCATCGCCCACCTTGCCGGAGCATACAAAAACTCCACCCTTAACCTTGAGGTTAACGGCCCGGGACAAGCAGTTATTAACGAGATCCGCAACCTGAAACGCCATGCAGCCGCTACAGGAGGCGATATGGGCCGTGGCCTTATGGACGTCCTTGGCAGTATGCAAAACTACATCTGGCGGCGTAACGACACCCTTGGTGGGCTTTCTAACTCCGTGGGGTACGTCACCACTCACAACTCTAAAGAGCGGATGATGAACTACATGAAGGATTACTTTGAGCGCGAGATGATGAAAATCTACAGCATGGACACGCTGGAAGAAATGAAAACCATCGTGCGTGAGGACGGTTTCTTGGGAGCACCTGGTCGTGCTAAGGATGACAGAGTTCTTGCCTCTGCCCTTGCTGTGGTGGCCTACGCTGAGCAAGTGCAGCCAAGGTTGATAGCTCAGAAGATCACACGCGAGATTTCTAAGAAGCAAGAAGAAATGACNCCAGAACAGATTTCTGTGGGTCGCAACGTCAGCAATTACCTGAAAGGGATTGGTCTCTATGGATCCACGCCCATTGCCTAAGAAAGAGCTGCTACGGCAGGTTAAACGCTTCCTGAAAGACCCTCATCGCGGTATCTCTCAGGTTATGTTCTCAGAACTGTGCGGCATCTCACAAACGCTTATGGAGCGGGTCTTCTTGATAGAGGACTTACCCATGACAGAGACAACCCAGATACGGGTTAACAAGGGATACAGAGAATGGAAAGAAGGCCGTGTGCGTGTGATGCGTCGCAAGGACATGACACGGTTTGTGGAGTACAAACAGAAGGCTGAGCCAGTCATCGTGCCCAGTATGGGGGTCAAAATGACCTCTGACGGGCCAAAAATCTCGCTGGGAATGGTCAACCGACGAGATTATTCAACCTACGACCTTGATGAAGCACTAAGAGGGTAACTTATGGCAATACTACGGGACTATCACTGCTCTGTACACTCATACTTTGAGGGCTGGGACGCAAAATGCCCTATCAAAGGCTGTACAGGCGAAATTCACAACGTCATCTTGCAAGCACCAGGTCTAATCTCGGATAAAACCAAGAATACAGACAAAACTGTCCGTGGACTGGCCCAAGACTTTGGCATGAACGACATTCAGAGCACCAGAGCAGGGGAAAGTCAGACTGGCTTTCTCACAAAAGACAATAAGCTTTCAGAAGCAGAATATAAACACGCAAGTGGGGCGATAGACGAGATGAAACGTCAAGCTATGCACCATGCAGCAGAGAATGGCATCTCTACAGAGGCCCCGCAACCCCGAGAAGCCCGCCCAGGTGACGCCGCAGTGTGGGGAATGAACGA